CCAGTTAGCTGAAGCATTTGTTGTAAAATTCCATACCGCTTGTGTAAGCACATCATAGTTTACAGTTCCTGTAGCAGCTGTTGCTTCAGTTGTAACTTTTTCTGCAGTTTGTTGAATTTTACCACCGCCATTAAAAGTTACTCTTCCTATTCCTTTTGGAGTTAAATTTAAATCAACATTTGAATCACCACCAATCGCTGCGACTTCAGGAGCATTTCCTGTTGCTGCGTTAGTTAATTGAGTATTGTTTACTGCTGAAGAAGTTGTTTGAAAAGTTAATTGTTCATTACTGTTTTCATCAAGAATGTGATGATTGTCATCAATAATAATATTATTATCGTTAGTATCTAAGTCTGCTGCAAGTTGTGGTGATTTATCTGACAATAAATCTGTAAATGCTGTATCAACAACATTAGTTCCATCTGAGAAAACCATTTTTGTACCTTTGTCAGTTGCTGACCAAGTTACTCCAGTTCCAGAAGATGTTTTAAAAGTTACAGTGTGAGCACCTGTCGTTGAATTTTGCACCACAAAAGTTTTTTCAATTCCATCTGGAATTGTTACGTTAACTGCTCCTGCGATTGTTCCTGTTAATTTTAATACTGCGTTTTTACCATTTGATAAAGTACCATTTGTAAAAGATAAAGTTGCGCCAGAAGTTATTCCAACTGCATCATACCCACCGATAGCTTGTTCTAAAATTAATAAGTTTGTATTTGTAATTTGTCCCCAAGTTCCTGAGTTTTCACCGGTTGCTTGGACTGTTAATTTTAAATTAGCTGATGTTGAATTTGCCATAATTTAAATTCCTTATTGTCATTAATTTACTAAAAAATTGAGTTTGTGTCAAACTCATTAAGCAGCCCTTGTTGGTACTTCTTGCCAACCAGGTGGATCTAAAGGTGCTGAACCTGTATTTACTCCGCTCCAGATCAAAGCATTAACAGAATTAATTGACATAGTCAACCCTATTCCTGTGCATTGAGCGTTAGCATCACCAACAACACTTTCTTCACTTAATGTGGCTGTAATAGGAATTCCTGTGACATCTACAGGTGTATTTAGATCAATTGTTTCTTGACCTAAAGTAGCTGTCATAGCTATTCCAGTGACATCTAAATCTGCTGTTCCAGAAACTACTGTTCCTGTGGCAACAGCCATTCCAAATCCAATACCTGTAACCGTTGCATCTGGTGATGGATCTACTGTTCCCTCCGAAGCAGTCATAGCTAAAACATCAACAGACTCATTACCCCAAGCTCCAAAGCCCCATGTCTCTATACCATAATAAGATGGAACAGTTACACCAACATCAACAATAGTATTTGCATCTAATACAGATGTTCCTAATGAAGATGTTAATTGAATACCTGTTAAGTCTACAACTGCTTCTTGATATTGAAGCGTTGCAGTCATTGATAAACCTGAAATTGGTGGAATAGCTCCTGCGCCACCTGTAGCAGTTCCTTGATTGATATCTATTAATTCACCGGTAGGCGTGACGTTTGCATGAGCAGTCGTTGTAACTGAACCTACATTTGCAGATAATTGAATACCAGTTACATTTGTACTTTCTCCTGATAGGCCCCAGAATTCAAGTCCCCATGAATCTGAACCCCAACCAGTATTAATTTCTCCAGTTGTTGTAAGAGTTCCAATAGAAAAAGACGCACCTATACCACTAACAGGAACATCAAAATCAGTTTGAGCTCCCCATTGACCTGCATTCCAAGTGAGTGTACCCCAGGTTGCCATAGGAATTTATCTCCTATGTATTACCCAGAAATTCTTAGAATCGCTGCTGCTGTTGTAAAAGCTGGAAACTGTATCGTAAAAGTTCCTGATGTAGCTGTTTTATCTCCTCCAAAATCTAAAGCACAAACAGCTGCATTAGTTGCAGTTGATGAAGTGTTATAGATTAAAGCTCCTCTAGCAGTCAATGTTACACCTGTGAAAGATCTATCAGCAAAATCTACAATCGCAACACCTGATGCAACTGAAGTATTATTGCCAGCTAGTTTTCCGCCACCAGAAGTATACTGACCACTGTTACTGACTTCATTACCTGTAGTAAAAGAAGTTGTAGCAGAGTTTAGAGTAGCTGAGGAAGTATAAAGAGCTATTTTGAAAACGTCACCACCAGTTTGTTTAAAATCGTGGTCTCCGTCTAACAGTTGCTTTTTGAACGAGTTTGCAAGTGCTTGTGTAATCGCCATAGTTTTTTCTCCTTATTATTTTCCACCGACTCGAGGAACACCACTTTGATATTCATCTCGTCTTCGTCTTCCCATTTGTTCTACTGAGAAGCCTTCTACTGCTTGTTTATACTTTCCTTCGTATAATTGCAACAAATCATTTGGCCCCTTCAGAAAAGAAAATGCTTCAACTAAGCATGCATACAATAAGCCATTGGGAAATTGTTGACTTAGGTATGTAGTAGCATTTGTACTAGATAATCCAGTTGGTTTCAAGATATAATTTAGCTGAATAGTGTATGTAGCATTTGGTGTTGGAGCTACAACTATTGTGTTATTGTCCCAGTTGCTGTAATATTTTGGAACACCTGTGGATTCAGCAGGATTAAATTCAGACATAAAACTAGTATCTCTGTATTGTAAAAAATCTCTGTTGTTTGCAGAATCTACTCCGTCAGAATCTACAATTTGAGCAGATCTAATTACTAATAAATTTTCAGGGACATCGATAAATCTAGTTCCAGAAACTAATTGAGCTGTAGCATATCTTTTATTATTATCCGAATCTACATCTCTAAGTAATCTAAATTCAGCATTCTCAATAAATCCATCTACAATAGTTGAAGTTAAAACATTGGCATCAACTTCTGTATAATCTCTAATTTTTTGTACTAGTTCGTCGTATGTCATTATGTTGTTACCGTTACACTTCCTAAAGATATTAATGCTTGTCTTCTATTGTTTACAGAAGATCCATCATCTGGCACCATACCATTGTTTGATTGAAATGCAAAGTCTCCAGGTAAAGTTAAATCTACATTCATAAAACCACCATCACCTGATGCCTGAGTAAAGATTTGTGGTCTCGCATTTCTCAAACCTTGTCCATCTGCTGTGGTTGGTTTTGGTTCTAACTGTGGATGCTTTGCTTCAAATTCTGAAATATGTACTCTTGATCCATTCCATTCAATAACCATTTCTGAATATGGAAATGCTTGACCAGAACGATCAGATATAAATTGTGCGTATTTTCCTCTAGATAAATTAGACATTTGGATAATAAGTTTTTGGAGTTATGAAAGAACTTGAAGCAGAACCATCTTCTTCTAGTGCTCTCTTTAATTCATCTTCATATAATAATTTCATGTTCTGTGTAAGTTGTGGATTTATTTTTTGTGATAGATAGTAAGATAAACCTGCAACCATACAAGGTACAAATCTATATGGTACATCTGCTTCGTTAGTATAGTTACCGGCATCTTGTATTCTACTTACATAATAGTAATTTAAAAAATTACCTGCTTCACTTGCACCAGGCGTCAGGTACAAAGTAATTGTAACTTTATCTATAAATCTTTGAACGTAATATTGTGTAGGCACACCTGTTTGAGTTTTGTTTGACAAACCTTGATATGCAGATCTATTTATTTTTGTAAGAGGAAAATCAACTGAAGAAGAGTTTCTATACACAGCTTCTAGTATATCATCTACACCATACACTGCAGTTGCATCAGAAGTTCCATCAGATGTCGATCTAAACATTGTATAAACTGATTGACCATTCACTAATGTGATTGAATTATTTTTTACTTGCCAATAATGTAATCCTCTGTTTGCCCATTCTTGAAACATAATGTTTAAAGAACGTCTTGCAGATCTTAAATCATTTCCTGAATAATCAAAACGACCTAGTCTTTCATACGCTTCAGTAATAATATCATCAATACTGAACGTAGATTCAAAAGTCGTAGTTCCAGAGGTTGCCATTTATCCTCCTTTATCCGTCAAAATAAACAGTTACCGAATTACAATCTGCTTCAGAAAAAGTTATGTAAGCACCATTTTTAAAAACAACTCCGTCTTGCGGAATGTTTACTGTGCTGATATCTCCTGCTGTTCCTTGTGTTCTCAAAGTTAATAACGATGTTCCAGTAACGCTCGCGTCTCTTACTTCTACACTGCCAATAGCTCCACCTGAACCTACGTTTGCTTGTCTAACTCTTGTTCTACCTTGAAAGATAGATCCAAATACGTCAGCTGTCATTCCTAATGATACGTTAGCTGCAGGTTGTGCACTAACTGTAGCAGAAGTTATTGTCAAAAACGCAGTTGTAGTTCCAGCAGTTGTAGAAGCTGATCCTGGTAAAGTAATTACTTCAGTAGCGGCATCTCCTTTTTCATCTGTCCCAACAATTGTAACTGTTATCGAAGACTCATCTCCAAGAGTTGTTGCAGTAATTTTTCTTGCGGTGTTAGTTCCAAAAGAACTATTTGCTAAAGTAAACGTTGAAGTCGGTCTAGCAGCTGCAGCAACATATGTATTGGAAGTAGCGTTGTCATCGATAAATATTTTCGATTTTACATCACCCATGTAACCCATAGTTTTTCTCCTATTAAAATTATGTGGGCCCGAAGGCCCACACTAATTATTTATTATGTTAACTCTGGTGTAGATTCACCAGGCTTACCTTGATCTTTTACATAGTAATAAATGATTCCAGTAATTGTTCCGCCTGTTGCTGCTGAAGAACCTTGACCACCAACGATTTTAATAATTTCCGTTGCTGGATTTCCAATGTCTCCAAGAGCTGCACCTGCTGTAGAGTCTCCTCCCCATACAGTTACAACCGCTCCTGCGTCTGCATCACCTTCATTTATTAAACCATCAACATCTACAAAGTCTGTTCCGCCATCATTGTCAGTAAAACCCATATCAATAGTTGGGTTAGTACCACCTGTTGCATCTCCGTTGAAAGAGATACCAGTGATTACTGCATTTTTTGGAAGAATAACTTTTCTTGTATCAGTTGCTGATACTTGCACATCAGTTCCTTGAGCTGCAGTCGGTAAAAAATAAAATTGCGCCTGCATAGCAACAGAACCTGCGTAAGTTGTTCTTGTTTGATCTCCACCGTTCGATCTAATGAAACCGGTGAAAGTTGTTTTATTTGCCATAATTGTATCCTCCTAATTACGTTTACACAGTCTTTAGGCCGTCGACTATACGCGTCTGTATAAACTTAAATGTATAGTGGATATTTTATATACTAGTTTTTAGTAGAGTGCAAGAGAGCGTGTAGTGTGGAGTGGATTTTTTCCAACGATGTAGCTTTTTATTAAGTTGCTACAGAAACTTGTGGAGCAATGGCATCAACTTTATTTCGAAGGTGAGCTTCTTTGGCCTCAGCCTTTTTTATATGTTGAACGATCTTTTTGACTTGGTCGTCGATCCTTACCATATTCAAGGTATATCTACCCTGATTAAGATGCTCTTGCTTCCATTGTAGATCCAGTGTCTCCTTCTGCTTGTAGAGATCCTGGATGTGCGGTTGCATCGTCATTTATAACCTCCTCATAGGTTATTCTGTTCAACTCAGAACTATAACTAGATCCGAGATGTTCCCATTTTATAGCATTTTCTCCTAGTTTGTCAACTATCGCTTGCTCAAGGGAAATAGGGTCGTCGTTAGATTCGACTTGGAATTTTGCGTGATGGTCGTATGCCCAAATATTTACTGTAAATTTTTTCATGAATATCCTTCTTACTTTCTAAATGAGGCGAGATTGTGTCTCGCCTCATTCAAATTAATTATTATGCACCTGGTGATGCGAAAATACCTCTAAAGTCAGATACACCAAATGAGTATCTTTCTCTAGCTTTGTATCTCACGTTACCAGTATCGAAGTCGCCTTCCATAGCCGTTTTGATTGGGCTTCTGTCAAACATCTTCATACCGTTAGGCACGTCAGTAATGATGTAGAACGCATCCGGGTCAGTTAAAAAGTTATTAACTCTGTAACCTTGTGGAACCATACCCATAGATACGATTGCGTTAACATCGTTATCTGCTGTTCCGACTCTTCCTTGAGACTTCATCAATCTCTCTGCTGTGAATTGTAACTCAGAAGGAATAATCATTTTTGTACCTCTTGCAGCAATTTTTAGACCTCTTTCGTCTGTTAGTGCAGCAATGTCAATTAATGATTGCTCTAATGAAGTTTCATTCAAGTCAGCAGCAA